TGACGAGGGTTTAATAACAACTACCGTATTTATTGAAGGTTTTACTGCTGGCTCAAAAAATTTAGAAAGGCAGTTCCAAACTTTGCCTGTGACTGTTGACGGGTCTATGACGCGAATTAAAAACGCATTTATGACAACCATTGGAAGCATAGACCAGTTGCTTGGCGCAACTTCAAAACTTGCTAAAGCATTTTCCTTTGTTGCTAAGGGTATTGAATTTCTTAATGTTGACGGTTTTAAGCGTATAACAGAACAGGCAACAAAGGCCAATTTAGATCTAATTGACGTTATTGGAATAAATTTGCGAGATGCTTTCAGTGGCGCAACAGAGTCATTAAAAATCTACAGAAAAGAGTTAGAGACACTAAGAAAAGGGCGAAGCATTTTAGATTTTTTAGGTTTTGATTTAACTAACTCAAACAAAGAAATTGATGATGTCCAAAAGAAGATAAACATCTTATTGATGCCAGAGAGAACTTCTAGCAGGGGTATGGGATTTGCAGACCCAAGGATAATCAAAAGCCCAGTAAAAGCCTCGCCATCCACGCAAGACAGCGGGGCAGTTAAAGCCGCAGCAGACTATGCCAAACAATTAGCATCTCAACGTGCAAAGTTAGCTAGCCTCATCACGGTTCAGGAAACCCGCGCCCGCAAAGGTATTGCTGAGATGCACCGACTGCGCGATGCTACCAACGAAAGTGGACAGGCTTTTAGGAACTCTTACGCAGAGGCTAAAAAGTTGCGTGATAACGTTGGTGGCGCTGAGATGATTGCCATTCGTGAGACTGTAGAGGCAATGAAAACGCCTTTAGAGCAGTTTGCAGATGGCATCAAGACCGTTGAGGACTCGATGCAGGACATAGCCCTTGGTGGACTTATGAAGTTAGAGGACGGCTTGGTTGGCCTTATAAATGGTACTAAGAGCGCGTCTGATGCTTTCCGAGACATGGCAAACAACATCATCAACGATATGATTCGCATGGTGATTCAACAAAGCATTACAGCGCCTTTGGCGGGGGCTTTAAGCGGTGCAATAAGTGGTATGTTTGGTGGCGCAGCGGCTCCTGCTTCTCCCAGGGCGATTGGTGGCTCGGTTCAGTCAGGCAGGACGCACCTGGTTGGCGAACGTGGGCCAGAGTTGTTCATACCATCGGCCAGCGGCTCAATTGTTCCAAACAATGCGATGGGTGGCAGTGGCATAACCGTGGTGCAAAACATAAATGTAAGCACTGGCGTACAACAGACCGTTCGCGCTGAGATAATGACCCTAATGCCTCAAATCTCAAACGCTGCTAAATCAGCAGTTGCAGAGGCAAGATTACGCGGCGGCTCATTCGGCGCTGCGATGAGGTAAATATGGCAATCTCTTATCCAGTCACTTTCCCAGCCTCAATTGGCGTCAGCTCAATAAACATTCGGGCTAAAACTGTTGTTGGCGTTAGTTCGTCACCCTTCACGGGGCAACAACAAGTCTATAAGCACCAAGGTCAATGGTGGGAGGCGGAGGTAAGCCTACCGCCAATGAAGCGAGACGAGGCCGAGCAAGTGGTTTCGTTTCTTATCAAGATGAATGGTCAATATGGCACTTTCCTGATGGGCGACTTTCTAAGCACAGCGCCCAGAGGCATTGGTACTGGCACGCCACTTGTAAACGGTGCAAGCCAGGCCGGTGATGAATTGGTCACTGATGGCTGGACTGTAGGCACAACGGGCATACTGAAAGCCGGTGATTGGATACAGCTAGGATCCGCTTCTACCTCTACATTGCACAAGGTTTTGGACGATGTAACCAGCGATGCGTCAGGAAATGCCACTCTAAACATATTCCCCAACCTACGTTCAGCGCCTGATGACAATGCAATAATCACAATCAGCAGTCCTAAAGGCCGGTGGCGCCTGGCCAGCAATGAGACGGACTACGCAATTGACAACGCCAGCATCTACGGCATGACCTTCGCCTGTATTGAAGCATTATGAGAGACATTACAGCAGGCGTACAGACAGCCATTGAACAAACAGAAGTTGCTCCAATACTTCTATTCGAAGGCTTGTTTTCTTCTGGCTATGTAAGGATTTGGTCAGGCTATGGCGATTTGTCTTATGGCGGCAACGTTTGGATTGGAGTTGGCTCGCTAGGTAGCGTCTCAGCAGTTCAGGAGACAGCAGAGGTTCAGGCCAACGGTATAACGGTCTCATTGACCGGCATTCCGTCTGAATTTATATCATTGGTGCTGAACGAATCAGAGCAAGGCAAGTCTGGCAAAGTCTTTATCGGCTTTATGGACGTAAACAACGCGCTGATTGCAGACCCTTATATGATGTTTGAGGGCAAGTTGGACATTCCAGCCATTGCCGAGGAGGGCGAAACATCTGTTGTAAGTATTACTTACGAATCACGCCTAATAAACCTGCAACGCCCACGCGAAAGTCGTTACACAAACGAAGAACAGCAGCACGAATATGCAAACGACCTTGGTTGTGAATATGTGCCAGCAATGAAAGAAGTCACCCTTACCTGGGGTCGGGCATGAGGATAGAGGGATGGGAGCGCATCCTGCAAAACAGGATTGAAAACGTACAGCCTTTTGAGTGGGGCACTAACGACTGTTGCATGTTTGCTGTGAGCGTCGTAGAGGCGATTACAGGAGTTGACTATGGCATAGCCTACCGAGGCTACAAAACCAAGCGAGGAGCCGCCTCAAGGCTTTTAAAGGCAGGTGGCGTGGAGGCCATAGCAACCAATGCGCTTGGAGAGCCAAAACAAAGAAAAATGGCAATGCGTGGTGATGTAGTTTCTTTTATGTCTGAGCAAGAAGTGTCGCTTGGTATCTGCAATGGCGATAAAATAGCGGCAGTGTCTGACGATGGTCTGGTGTTGTTGCCGATGAGTCATGCATTAAAGGCTTGGAGCGTATAAATGGCAAAGGCAGTAAAAGCAGCGATAATTGTTGCGGCAGTCGCCACCGGCGTTGGTATGTTGGTCGCACCAGGACTTATTGCGGGAGCAGGCGCTATCGCTGGTTTTGCTGCTGGTACGGCTGGTGCTTACTTTGCAACTACCTTTGTATCAACACTAGTACTAGGCGCTGTTTCTAAAGCAATGGCAAAAACGCCAACAGGCGCATCCATTACCCAGCAAGACAAAACCGTAACATCGCGCCAGCCAATAGCTCCACACAACGTTATTTATGGCCGAACCCGCATAGGTGGCACGATTCTTTACATGGAATCAACCAATGCAAACAAATACTTACACGTTGTTGTTGCTATAGCGGGTCATGAAATAGACGAGGTTGAAAGATTCTATTTCAACGACGTAGAGGTCACGATTGACGGCTCTGGCAACGTAGAAGGAGGCCAATACAAAGACAAGGCGCGTATTCAATTCAAGCTCGGCACTGATGACCAAACCGCTTTTGCTGACTTGGTTGCGGAGTCTGACGGCAAATGGACTAACAACCATCGAGTGCGTGGTCGGGCTTTGGTTTATATGCGCCTTGAGTACGACCAAAACGTATTTATTAATGGAGTGCCAAACCTGTCTGTTGTTGTACGTGGAAAAAAGGTTTACGACCCGCGCACAGAAACAACGGTCTGGTCTGCAAACCCAGCCTTATGCGTGACCGATTACTTAACCAATAACAAGTTCGGCATGGCGGCTGTTTATGCAGAAGAAATAGATGAGGAAGCCTTGATTGCGGCGGCCAACATTTGCGACGAAGATGTTGAGGTAGCAAATCCAATTGGATTGCCTGGGATGGGCGGTGTTTATGAAAACCGCTACGAGATGCATGGCTCTTTTGCCACATCAAGCCAGCCAGAGGACATAATCAATCAAATGGTATTCTCAATGGCAGGTCGATGCATTTGGTCTGGCGGCGTTTGGCGCATTTTGGCAGGTGCGTACTACACGCCAACGTTGACATTTGATGAAGGCGACTTGCGTGGCGGCATCAAGGTTCAGTCCCTAGTATCGCGCAGAGAGTCATTTAATGGGGTGAAGGGCGTCTTTGCCTCTAAAGACGACAACTACATACTGAGCGACTTTCCACCTATAACCTCAGCGGCTTTTGTTGCCAAAGACAACGGCGAAGAAAACCTAAAGTCAATTGAGTTGCCGTTTACCACCTCGGCGAGGATGGCGCAGCGCTTGGCCAAGATTGAGCTATTAAGGGCAAGACAGCAAATCACGGTTGCAATGCCAATGAAGCTGGTTGGTATGAAGGCCAACGTCGGTGACATTGTGCAAATCAACAACACACGGATGGGTTGGTCAAGCAAACCTTTTGAGGTTGTAAGTGCAAACATTGCTTTTGGAGAGACTGTTGGTGTTGACATTGATTTGCGCGAAGTCTCTACTGATGTGTACGACTGGTCTACCAGCGAAGAACAGACATACGACCCAGCACCAAACACAAACCTACCAAGTGGCTTTGTGTCTGAACCAGTTGGTATAAGCATTACGGACACTTTAGCTATTAGCGCCGAAACTATCATTACACAGCTAGTTGTTACAGTAACAGGTAGCGACGTGTTTGAAGATAGATTCGAGGTTCAAGCCAAACCGTCTACTTCTGACGATTTTTTAAACTTAGGCCAAGCCTCTGGAAATATATTCCAGCTTGCAAACGTTATTGATGGGGCTATTTACAATGTAAGAGCCAGGGCAATCAACGTTTTTGGCGTCCGCTCTGATTGGACTATTGATGACCACGAGGTTATCGGCAAGACTGCGCCTCCTGAAAACGTTACAGGGTTAACCGGCAACCTGATTGGCAATCAATATTTGCTGACTTGGAACGCTGTCCCAGACCTTGATTTGTCTTACTACCGTGTTCGCTACGCATCACCCGACAGTGGTGGTAGCTACGAAAACTCGGTGTCTCTTGTTCCTAAGGTATCTCGCCCAGCAA